ATACTTCCCAGTCCTTATCTCACAGGACTGTTTGACGAGTTAGTTGCTAGCCATCCTGAAATTGAATGGACTGCTACTTTAGAAACCAATAGAGGTTGTCCTTACCAGTGTACTTTTTGCGATTGGGGGAGCTTGACTTATAGCAAGGTAAAGGTATTTCCTTTGGATCGAGTTTTTGCAGAACTAGAATGGACAGCAAAGAACAAGATAGCATTTGTCAGCCTCGCCGATGCTAATTTTGGAATTTTTCCTGATAGAGATCCATTGATAACCAAAAAATTTGTATCTTCACAGAATGAATTTGGCTTTCCGTATGGCTTTGTAACTAGCTTCGCTAAAAATCAAAAAAAAGAAGTGGTTGACATCATTGAAACTCTTATCAAAGAAAGTAAAAATTACAACACAGGTTTGATGGTTAGTTTACAAACACTAGATGAGCCGACCTTAGACATAATTAAAAGAAAAAATCTTCAATCAAACAAAATAGAAGAAATTTTAGCCATTGCTAGAGAACGGGATTTACCAGTTGGCACAGAACTAATTTTGGGACTGCCTGGAGAGAGCATTAAGTCTTGGTCTCAAAATATCTGGAAACTGCTTGAGTTAAACATGCACGACGGAGTAGACATTTATTTCAGTCAGCTTCTTGAAAACTCAGAAATGAATCTAGTTCAGAAAGAAATCTATGACATAAAAACCACAGAGATCTTTGATTACTTTGGAACTTCCACTGATGAAAATGTAGGGCCGTATGCTGAATCAATCATGGTAACCAAGTCAACTCGAGACCTTCCATTCGAAGACATGATCAGCGCCAGCATATTTAATTGGTTTATTTTTACCTGGCATGTCGGGGGACTGAGTGACATAGCGAGCAGATTTATTAGAAAATACCTAAATATTTCTTATGAACAATTCTATACAGAACTATTTGTTGAATTAGAAAAAGAACTGTGGTATATCAAATTGCGTGATGATCAGATCAACATGCTAACTGACTGGTTTGACAACGGTCGCGCAACTGTGCCTAACGAACTGAATCTCAAAACCTACGGCAACAGTATTATTTTTTACACTCGCCAATTGTTACACGCTATTCCAGAAAGACGAGATCCTTGGTACACGTTTCTGGATAGATACATCAAAAAATACAATCTTGATAGTACACTACACAACGAGCTGATACGTTTACAAAAAGAACAGTTGATAGATATCAAACAAAGAGATCAGTATCCTGTGCAAAGCACGTATCAATATAATCTTTGGCAGTACATTATGAAGGATGTTGACCAGCTTGAATCAGGTACATATAGTCTGGAATACTACTTTCCTGAGAAACCAATGGAAGAAAAAGAGTATATTGAACGGTTATTTTGGAACCGTAAAAGACGATTTGGTCGTGTATGGGTAAACATACTATGATATTATATGTCAACGGTGACAGTCATGCCGCGGCAGCAGAAGCTGTTAACAATCATGCATTTGCTGAAGACGATCCAAAACTAGGACATCTCAAACGATTGCCGCATCCTGATAATTTAGCAGTAAGCTGGGGAACGGTATTGGGCAATCTCTGCAAGGCCGTGTTTGTATGTCAAGCTGAATCAGCATCCAGTAACACACGTATTCTACGCACCACTCGTGACTGGATAGAAAAAAACAGCCATGAGTGGCATCGTACATTTATTATCATTGGGTGGAGCACTTGGGAACGAGAAGAATGGTTGCACAACGGAACATACTATCAAGTTGGATCCAGTGGCATTGACGATGTTCCAGCAGAGTTGCAAGAGAAGTATCGACACTTTGTTATTGGAACCGATTGGGAGTTAAAGACCAAACAAGCACACGATGAAATTTGGGAGCTACACCAAGAACTTTGTGAAAAAGGAATCAAACATTTCTTTTTTAACTGTAACAATGATTTTTCCAAAATAAAAAATCAACAAGATTGGGAACAGTGTTATCTAGACCCCTACAATCCCAAGATGACCTATCACAACTTGTTAACCACTGCTGGGCACAACACAGTATCTCCAACTAGTTGGCATTATAATCAACATGCTCACAGTTGGTGGGCTAGATATCTGTTGAATTATTTGTTAAAAATAAAAATGTTATGATAACTGTTTGTGACCCAACACATTGGTTGAAAGATCATCAATTCAATGTCAATGGGCAGGTACTATCAAATCCACTGGATGCCTGCCGGTATTCTGGCCCTAGAGTACTAATTAACCGATACATTGATCCTTTTGATTATGACTCCAGAGATTACAACATAGTAATCTGGGTAGGACTAGAAAACTTAGAAGTACATCAAAGAACAATCTTGCCTTATCTCTATCCAGGCAATCATCATGTGTTTGTTTCTGACTCTTACATAGAAAAATTAGAAATTATTTGTCACCCAGGATATCTTTACCCCCTGGCCAGCATGCCTGACATGCCTGAGTTACGTCCCAACTATCAAGCCAGATATCTAGTAGATGTGTTGATAGGTCGGGTCAACGCCTGGCACAAAATAAATCGTGCCTGGGTCTATTACGAAATCAAAAAAAGAAATCTTGAATCTTCAGTTATAATGCCGGTTCGACAGGACATTGATGTTGGGCCCATGATCAACACACTGGAAACAATGTGCCCGGACATAGCTGACAATATTAAAAATTCCGCGGCAAGCATTGGCTGTATCAAGACGTCTAGCGGCCACTGTGTTGATTCTTTGGAGGATCCACTGGTCATGCACAAGTTTTTGCAGGGTCTTGACCCGCATGATATTTTTGGATCAGTGTTTGAACACACTGCACAAAAAAATATCCCATTGGGGATATATCAACAATCGGCCTATAGTTTGATCATGCCAGACTGGAATATTCCTATGATCTGCGAAAAAGTATCCAAAGCACTGATCATGGGAAGACCTTTTATAGCAGTTGGTCCGCAAAACTACTTGGCCAATTTGCGCAATTTAGGGTTTCAGACTTTTGATTCAGTGATTGATGAAAGTTATGATTCTGAACCAAATCATTTGATACGGTGGAGCTTGGCCATGGACTCTTTGGAAAAACTGTCTCAACAATCAGTCCAAAGTGTCTACGATAGGTTGAAAAAAAGGTTGAAACACAACCGTAAATTGTCGTATAATAATGTATATTGGATCAATCGATTGAAAACTTGGTTGAATTATAAAATAAAAACACACACAGGAATCGAATGCGCTATCTACTAATTGACACTGCCAACATGTTTTTTCGTGCCAGGCACGTGGCATTTCGCGCTGAGGATCCCTGGGAAAAAGTAGGCTATGCTCTACACATTACTCTTAGTGCTGTAAACAAAGTATTCAATCGCTTTCCTGCTGATCATGTGGTATTTGCACTGGAAGGACGTAGCTGGCGCAAGGACTTTTATACACCTTATAAAAAGAATCGCAGTGATGCCCGTGCCGCACACACAGAGCGAGAAGCTGAAGAAGACAAGCTGTTCTGGGAAACCTTTGACATGTTCAAAGAGTACTTGGAAAAACGCACCAACTGTAGTGTACTGCGTGAACCCAATGCCGAAGCAGATGACATCATTGCTCGCTGGATTGCCTTGCACCCTGCGGACGAACACTATATCATTTCCAGCGACACAGACTTTGTGCAACTCTTGGCAGAAAACGTGCATCAATACAATGGAATCACAGACGAGCTACTCACTGTCAAAGGCATCTTTGATGCCCGGGGCAAGCCAGTGATAGATAAAAAGACCAAGGAACCCAAGGTCATTCCTGACCCAGAATGGTTGTTGTTTGAGAAGTGCATGCGTGGCGACACGTCGGACAATGTATTTTCAGCATTTCCTGGGGTGCGTACCAAGGGCACCAAAAACAAAGTGGGCTTACAAGAAGCCTTTGCTGATCGCAATGCCAAGGGCTACAACTGGAACAACATGATGCTACAACGCTGGACTGATCACAACGGAGAAGAGCACCGTGTGCTAGATGACTATGTACGCAATCGTAGCCTCATTGATTTGACAGCACAGCCCGACACAGTAAAAGCCGCAGTGGACGGCGCTATTTTGGAGCAAATCAGCCACAAAGACGTGGGCCAAGTTGGCAGCCACTTCATGAAATTCTGCGGTAAATACGAACTAAACCGCGCAAGCGAAAACGCCGAACAATTTGGGCGTTGGCTTAATAAAACGTACCAAGGAGTGTTGAATAAATGATTCTAGCTAAACCTGTAGTAGCAAACAAATATTGGATCCTCAAAGAAAATGATGCAAAAATAGGATCTGTTGAAGTGACCAACAATGGTTCATTCTCTGTTCGTATGTACAACGACCAGCAAGAATTCAAAACTATCAAGACCATAAAGAACAAAACACAGATCTTTTTTGAAGATCCTCCACAAAAAAAGAAACAAAAGAAAGAACATGCGGTCAATGGATTTGCCACTGATGCCATGCCGCACAATGCGATCTATGATGTACAACGCAGATTGCCCATCTATACCAAACAAAAGAAATCCAAGAGTTGGTTTGCGGCCGGGTGGTATCAGATTGAAGTCAATGGTCGTTGGACCACTGAATTTTGCCCCAAGCTAATTTTGCTACAACGCTATGATTATCGTGGGCCAACACACTCAGCAGACGAGTTTACATTCCAGTAATGAGCAATCTTTACATAAAGAAGTTCGTGGATCGCCTTCAGCATTTTGAAATGCGGGGCTCCAAGGACTTCTCATGTTCGTTGCAAGATGCCAAAATGTTGCATACCGAAATCACTCGATTGCTGTTAGACCTAGAACAACTGCGAACACAGCCCCAGGCCGCCCCTGATGTAGTCACTGTGGAAATGCAAGGAGGATCATTTTAATCTACGTAGTTTATCATAAATAAACTGGAGAGATTATTATGAGCCGACCAAAACCCAAAGTTCTAGTAGAACTTACCAACAAGAGCACTTACAAAACCGAACAGGTATTAGCGTCTGAAGGTATCTGGGCGGTGTTCTTTGATGACAAGCCCATCAACCTCAAGACCTCCAACTTCCTGGTGCAGTATCCTGGCCCCAAGTACAAAAAAGTTTCATTCTCCAATCCAGGACATGCCATCAACTTGGCCAAGAAGTTGAACACACAGTTCAAGACCGATAAGTTCTCGGTAGTGTTACTCAAAAGCGGGGACCGTATCTACCCCGATGCGAAATAAACTAGAACTCACTCGAGCCTTACTCACCCAATTACCTGCCGGGCACGGACACACAGCCGAAGATGTCATACCCATATGGTGGGTCAACATACGCAACACTGGTGGTCTGAGACTCACTGGGCTGGGATATCAAACACTGAAACTCATGGACATTGAAAGCTGGACTGTGGATCTAGATCCAGAAAAGTTTGATCGCAACCTTATCTTGCTGTTGGATCGCAAACTGCAGGCACCCTACTACATAGAGATAGAAAAGAAACTGGCACGTCGACTGATAATGTTTAGCAGTCGCGAAGCCATGATGGCCACCTTGTACGGTGACTTAAAAACCTTTCTCAAACAACTGCCGTAGTTGATTCTCTGCCAAGGCGCGGATGCTGTCAGCATAACCGCCCATGAGCCATTCAAAGTTGGCATCGATCTTTTCTTGTACTGCTGTGACGTCGGTAAGGTCCTGTAATCTTTGTCGATTGTTTTCTATAGCAGAATACATCCTAGTGGGTTTTTCTTCTGCGTCGTAGCCTAAATCAAATAACTCGTTGTAGTTTTGAAATCCCAAGTCTGCCACATCCTCGTGGCAGTATCTATGTCCTATGCACATGAATGGATGACGGGCCGCTATGGCCAGCAGAGTTTTTTCTGTGACAATTCCGCCAACATCTTGATATAGACTTTCGGTGATGATAGATGCATGTGCTGACTGGTACACTGGCATGAGCTTGACGAAATTATCCACATTGTTGAAATTGTAATCCTGATAAGGATGTATGTCTATAGGGTTGAATATGGAGTGACTGCAGAACCCTTGTGGTTCGTGTCGCAGGGAGTTGTAGACTTCTTGGCGATATTCTCTAGCACGTCCGTTTAGGCAAATCCAGTTATATCGGATATTTTTATTGTGTACATCTCGCCACTCACTGTATCGAGCTTTTAACTGATGTATCAACTCAAAACTATGACTGGCAAAGTTCACTATCTTGATATTGCCTTGGTATATGTCTCGTAAACGATGATCCCAACACACAAAGATTATCTTCTTTTGCTGTTCAGGGGTGTATTGCTGTTCCAACCAGTGCAGTTCCACGCAAAGATTGTTGTAAAAATGTATGAAGTCTTGTGCATGTATCACAAGACGGAAATTTTTTTTGTCCCAGCGTTCGGGCGGAATATCTGGCAGATTGATATGCCAGCGACTGCTCACTATGGGGCGCCCTAGAGCACAGGGCAAGAAGTGCGGGTCGACTCCACATGCTTTGAGCATATAGGTCATGGCTTTGTTAAAATTGGGTTCTGTGTAATTGGGCACGGTTGACAAGTAATGATCGATTTCGTATAATTGTGGCTAAAATACAACACCAAAACCCACTGTTTTGCTGGGTTAGCAAGCACTAACTTAGTGCATTTTTGCTGGTTGACCAGAAATGCCATTTCGGTTATAATATATGTATGAACAGTAAAAAAGCAACCCGCAAAAAACGAGTAGATCGCACCCATATCATTTACGTGATTCGTAGTGGTGAGGACTTCTACATTGGCGTCACTGCCAAAACAGAAAGCACTGTGATCAAAAGTCTGCGGGTGCGTATGAACAAGCATCTCTATCGTAGCCGTTCAGAAGATAAAAGTTGGGCATTGTACGAAGCCTTGCGTGAGCGTGGCACTGAATCATTCAACTACGGTATCTTGGATGTGGTGCGTGGCAAAGCAGATGCACACCGATTAGAGCGTGAGTTGATCCGTACTCATCGCCCGAACTTAAACACCGATGTACGTGAAAGGAAAGTGTAATGGGATATTTTTCAAACTTGGCCCTGGACATTGAAGATGCACTGGCCCAGGGTGCCACAGTCAAACAAATCTCTGGTCAATTTGACATCAGTGAAGCTGATGTTGAGAACTACATTGAGCAGTTAGACCAAACAGATCGTGACCCGGTTTACTACGGCGCTTGACCAGAAAAGAATCATTTGTTATAATTAAAGAATCATAAAGGAGCAAACTATGACAGGACTTTTTCGCACTGCTCTAGATGAGAGCATGGACGCAAATATCGATCAGATTATTGCTAAACTGCAAGAAGCTAAACGAAGCCGGACCTATTTGCAACGAGCAAGTCTTGTTGGCAAAGTGGCACAAGAATGCCAGGACTATGACAGTTACTGGACCGATCGACTCTACGACTTGATGGATTGATTATGGAATACGATAAACGACACGGTGGTGCATTTGATCGTGGATCCGCAGACAGTTATTACAGCCGTCCAAGCAGACCTCATTTGTATCTAGGTGCCACTGGGTCCAGTCCCGAGGTTTCAGCAGACATCATGAGTGATGAAGACATTGAGGCTTATCATGCCGGATACGATCACAATGAACAGTACGGTGACAAAAAAAGTTGGGATTGAAATGACAGAAGTAAACTCATTGGAAGCCTTGGTGGTGCAAAAAGATCTGCAGGACAAAGGCATTGAAAACTATACCATGCGCCCTGGCAATGACTGTATCTGGGTAAGCTACGGTCTGGTAGATTGCTATTATATTTTCCGTGAAGGACGGATTGTAGACATACAATTTGACTGATATGAACAACATCAAAGACGCACCAAAAACACGCAACTGGGTAGCCAAAAACAATCGGCACCGTGCTGTGGTCATGCGGGTGCGTACTTGGTATCAGCGCCAGCCCAAGCACCGCAACAAGGAAGTACAATGAAGATTGGTTTTAGTTATAGTCGGTGTGTTCGCGATATTGCAGAAGGCGATGTCAACATGGACGATGTGTTGATTATCATTGCTCGCACCGACTTTGACCCGCACAATGACGAACAATGGACCAGCATTTGGGGTGGTTACCGACATGGGGGGCATAGCCGTGCCGAATGGCACCATTGCAAGGACAGCGATGAGCAACGCTACCGAGACATCTCTTTGGAACTTCATGAATCAGGTCGTCTGCATCAGCCTAGGCAGTTTGGTGCTCACCCTAGACGCAGTCCTTACGTGTGGGTAGACACTGGCCCCATTGGGCACGAACAATACGAACAACCCGAGAGTGTGCAACAGGCTTGGCAGAACTATTTGATGCTGAGTGCATTGACAAGGCAAATATGAAAAAGAAAAGATTACTCACAAACAAAATGCTGGACTTTGACACTGGTGAGCCTGGTTTCATGGGTATGGTCATTCCTGATCATACTCAACAAGCTCTCACTCATTATTTGGTCAATGGCTATGAGCCCGGTGGGTTCCTTAGTGCCATGCTAGCCATGGACATGCCACGTGCCATTGCCTGTGCCGACACTGCCAACCGTCAGATGATGTGGGCCATTGGACGTTGGATTACCACAGAATGTCCCGAAGTGGCCTGGGGCAACTATGACAAAGTACAGGCCTGGGTACGAGATACACACGGATTCAGAACTGAATATCGAACAGCCTACGAAAAAGAACAAGTTTGGTTAACGCTAGTAAAATAAGGAGAATGTCATGGACGACAATCTGTATCGTGTAGTACGCAATCGGTGCCAGTGCCGTCAATGCGAGGATATCATTGAATCTCGGCACCGTCATGATTTTGTGAGCTGTAAATGCGGTGCCATCTTTACTGATGGCGGTACTGCCTACATCCGTCGTGGTGCCAAAGACCTTGGCGACATCATTGACCTTAGTGAATACGAACTCAAGGAGTTGAATCATGGAGTATAACATTGACGGACTTACCAAGAAGCAAGTGGCCATCCTGGACATCATGTGGGCACTAGAAGACCAGGATAGTGTACACAACTTTATCCGTAGCCTACCGCCTACAGATCGTCTACAGGCACAGAGTCTTGCAACTCTACTGATACACGAAGCCTTGGAAGAATGGCTGGAAGGTATCACAGAGTTTCCTGATGCCATGGAAATCATTGAAAGGATACGCTGATGCTAAAATACAAAAACATCTATGCCATACGTGATGCAGAAGAACGTCTACGCAGAGATTATCGCTGGGGCACAGGACACTACACCAAGGAAAGCGATACCTTGTTGATGTTTACCATTGGTCCCAAGGCCGAAGAAGATGCCACCAGCAACTTGGACTTCTTGTTGTCCTTGGGCAAGAAACACAGCGCCACTCATCTTGTATTGCACGGGAACAAGATCCAGTATCTAGCTGATCACAACAGCAACAGCATAGAACAAGATCTTTTGCCCACTGAGTGGACCCAACAATACCGAGAGTGGATAGATTCTCCTAATATAGACTTCTCTGTACAAGATTCTGGGCAGGGCTTTTGTCACAGTTTTAGAACCTGGCGTCGTGCTTTTGCCACACGCAAAACACACGGTATCTATGACTTGGCCACTGGTACTAGGCTGACCAATCGTCAGGATATTATACAGCGTATTTGGGATCATGGTTTTGCGTCCTGGCGTGGACGACCTCTTGCTGTGGCCAGTATCAAATGGTCTGGCTCTAGAGAAGAACTAGAAGATCTCACTGTGATTGCTGATCGCTATTGGAGCCGTCGCCACAAGAGTGACATGGCCAAAAAGATGTGTTCAGCTTATACTGCAATCAATCGCTATGTTGCTTGGCCTGGAGCTTGGTAATGAAAACCCAACGTGACTACTGGCAGGAATCACATGATCAAGTCATGGCTGAAATGAAATTGGATCCTTTGTATGGAGCAGTTCCACCCAGCGACTCTGGATATACCTTCCAAAACACGCACAATCCCAACACCATAACCTGTTTAGCCGGAGGCGAAGAAATGCTTCGTGTTGGCCCTGATGGATTTTGGGTGCGTGGGGTGAAAGTCGAACAGGATGACAAAGAAGCTGAAATAGTGTATAATGCTATGAAAGAATTCTTAACTTGGAGTCAATTAACACGACGATGACTACACTGTATAAAAAGATTGGACATAGATATCAACCTGTTGCTGAATACAGCAACGAAGCCATAGATAGTTTTCCCAAGGGCACACATCTTGTGATGTGTTATCCTGGTGGACAAAGTCGCCGCTTCAACATCGACCCTGACTATGCGGCTATGATTGCCGCAGGCCGTGTAGCCGAAGATGCCATCTGTAGAGCTATCAGCAAGGCTGCCGAACTGCGTCCACAACGTACTCCATTGACTCCACGACAAAAACAAGCATGGGAGGCCTTGGCATCAGCGTTTGGTGACGAGTTAACCACTCTGCGAGGTCTCAGTGTCCACGACTGTGCCGAAGCTGGTGTTAAAGCCATGCAAGAGGAAGCTGACAAGTTGATGCAACACGAAAGTGTGCGTCAGGCCTGGAACCATTTTCAGTTAGTATGCGAACTCACAAAAAATCCAACGACATGATCACAATGCCACACCGAGTGTGGCAGGACATCATGCTGGTACTTACGCAAGAGTACCTGGAAGAACCCAGTGTTCTTTTGATCAGATCAAAAATGAAAAGAGTGTTGGGATTCACTCAACGCTATCACAAAGAGTGGGTAGAGACCGGTCGAAGAGAAAACGGGCAGGCCTATGGATTCTATCAAGAGTACACAGTGCTAGACTTTTACACAGAATCAGCTCGGAGTTGGTTTTTGATCAAGTTTGCTGACCAGCTCAATGACAAAGTTTGAAACATGGCCTCCTCCTCGAGATTGGATAGAGATAGTGATATCGTGGAAGACCATGTTGGATCATGCAGATCATGCACCCAATGATATCATCGCTTGGCTTGACAAAACGCCAGGAGGACGTTATCATTTACATGGATGGGATGATTTCAAACGCTATCCTAGTCATGGCATAGGAGTGGGCGGAGTGGATGGGTTTGCTTTTCGTTTTGAAAACTCGCAGGATGCTATGTTGTTTGCATTGAGATGGAGTAGACATGAACCTTTATAAAGTTTATATCACGGATAGTGACAATACTCAAGGGTATGACTATCTCTCGCAGTACTGGATCAACATGGACCAGTGGGCGCAGGAGCATTGTGAGAGCTACCAGGGCTACGATGCACAGGATGTCAGCGACGTCAGTTTACAATGGGACGAAATAGGCGAATACCGATTCCTAGAAGAAAAGGATGCCATGTTGTTTGAACTCAAATGGAATCGAGGATGATTGATTACTACTACGAATTCCCTGAAGGAACCAAACTGTTTGATCAACCCACACGTTATGCTATCCAGCGTGGTTATCACCCTGAATTCAGCACCCAATATCAGCGTACCTTGCATGGGCAGTGCTATCAACATGCCAGCCGTATGTGGCTAGAGAATGCCAACGGTGCTGTGTTGGTTAGAATACATGGTCGTGATGTGCATGAAAAGATACATACAAAAGAACTAACATGGATTAAACTACAAGCTAGAGAACTGGAAGTTTAAAATGACAGCAGAAGAACTCAAACAAGGTATATTTTTACTCAACACAAGACGCTTTGGCAAAGTGGCCGAAGTCATGATCAAATTGATCAAGAGCCTGGATAAAAGTAAAAACATCTTCCACGATCTATTTGATACCACGCTGAACCAACGCATAGAAGTCAAATTCTCCACAGTGCGACAGAGCTTGACACCCATCACAGAAAGCAACATCTTAGAAAGTATTGCCGCAGAAGCCAGCGCCAATCGTGCTGTAAAATTCAAGAACTGGAAAAAGCACGATTTTTGGTGTAACATACAGCAGGTCAAAAAGTCTGAGTTTGAAGTGCTCTACTACGGATTGTTTTTTGATGACTGCATCAAGATCTTCCGCATCACTCCAGACAAGATCAACGACACCATTGGCTACAACAACAAACAGCACAAAGGCAATGTAGGCGAAGGGCAGTTTCATATCAATGCAGAAACGCTACAAGTACATTTGGATAACTATCTCATACAGACCTTGACATATCAAAACTTGCTGAATTTGCTCAAGTGTAAAAGTTAACTGAGGATTGGGAGATTAAATACGGTTATGAGTAAAGACGAAGATAAAATCAAACATTCACGACGGTTGCTCAAAGATGACAACGCTATCAACAAGCAACTCAAAATAGCCCGACAGCACGGATTGACCACTGCTGATCAAGCAGTTAACCAGCCTCATCGATTGGCCAAACACCATGTCATGGACTGTGGTAATCCAGACTGCTACTTGTGTGGCAATCCACGCAAAACGCACAAGGATAAATTGACTGCCCAAGAAAAACGTCTATTTCAAGACATTGACACGCCCACTGATCGAAAGAGCAATGGATTAAAAACTGATGAATAATTGAGGAAAATATAAATGAGTGATTTGTTCGACGATGCAGATGCCGCAACAGAACTTTGGCTACAAACAAACCTAAATCGTAGACCCAAGGTGCCAGCCAGCACAGGATATTGTCTGGTATGCGAAGAGCCAACCCCAGGGGCGTTCTGTTCCAAAGAATGCGGTGAGGATTTTGAAAAGATCACACGGCAACGAAAAATCAACGGCGCAGAAAAATATTAAAAATAAAGGACCGTTAAGGTCCTTTAGTTCTACTTGATTTGATTCCAAACTCTCAATCTAATTTGATTTGTTAGATCATTTGGCAAAGGCACATAGTCTAATTCTAATGCACTCTGCTTGCCATTTCTAAAAGCCCAATCAAAAAACTTCAAGGCTTCTTGACTTTGTTTTTGATCTTTGGGATCTCGGTACATAAGAATAAAGCTGGCTGTTGACACTGGCCATACTGCATCTCCACGCTGGTCAACAATGCTCAACCCCATGCCCGGTACTGAGAACCAATCAGCACCTGAGGCCGCGGCTGCAAATGTTAGATCATCTGGATGCACCCACTTACCTGATTTGTTCTGCATCTGTAGGTATGTGAGTTTGTTTTTCTTAACATAGGCATACTCCACATAACCGATTGAACCTTTGACACGGGCCACGTTGGCGGCTACACCTTCATTGCCTTTACCACCTATTGCTGTAGCTGGAGGCCATTTAACAGCAGGACCACGACCTACTCGGTCTGCCCACTCTTTTGATACAGTGGCAAGATAGTCTGTCCAGTTGAATGTTGTGCCCGATCCGTCTGCACGGTGGACCACAGTGATTGGTTGATCCGGTAAACGCTTGCCTGGATTTAGTGCTGTTAACTTAGGATCATTCCATTTGTTGATTGTGCCCATAAACACTTCTGCCATTACAGGGCCAGTGATTCTTAGTTCGCCAGGCGCAAACCCATCTAAGTTAACGATAGGAACTGTCCCACCAATGATAGCTGGGAATTGTACAAGACCTTCCCGCTCAAGTTCGTCACCTTTCATAGGAGCATCGGTAGCTCCAAATATCACTGTCTTGGCTTTAATTTGACGTATGCCACCCGAGCTACCAATACTTTGATAATTGAGACCAACTCCTGTGGCTTTTTTATAATCTTCTGCCCATTTGGCATAAATTGGGTAGGGAAATGTAGCCCCTGCTCCGGTAAGTTCAGTTGCCTGTACCGTAACGGCAAAAATTGATACCGCCAATAGTGCTAATAATTTTTTCACTGCGATCTCCTTTTGGTTTGATTAGTGATTGTGCGAATTGCACAGTAATATTTAAAGCAAAATCTGTTACAATTTTGTGACACCTTCAAGTGACTTCTGAACCTTTTTCTGTTGACACACAATTAAAGTCCATGTATAATACATTGTATTAGGGCCTATAGCTCAGTTGGTTAGAGCAGTGGACTCATAATCCATTGGTCCCAGGTTCAAGTCCTGGTGGGCCCACCATACAAAGGAAACGCATGACATTGCCAGACGAAAGATATCGAGCCATTGTGTATGCCAAGCAGTTCTGCGAAGATTTGCTGAATACTCAAAAAACTCCTCGTGTGCCCAAAGAGATTAGACGTCGAGCATTGAGTGTGCTACGCCACTTTCCTGACGATTATCATCTCAGTAGATTGGCTGAAGCATGTCCGGATGTCATTGAGCGCAGAGGAGATCCAATCGAACCCTTGTATCGAATGATTCGAGACTACGAACAAACCAAGGAAAAAACCAATGTCTGAAAACAAAAAACTCAAGCTCTCGGCCAAAGCCAAAGTCAAGCCTGTAGCAGGCGAGCCGTTGAAAGTTGAGTTCGCACCTGGATGTTTTGATCACATTGATGTAGACAGTCAAGAAGAGCTAGATGCTATCATGTCTGAAATCACTGACATGTTTGCCAATATGACTCCTGAAGAACTCCGAGCCAACAGTAGACAGCTCACAGATGAAGATTTTGAGTCCATGGATCCTGAAGAACGTGCTATTCTTGAGCAAGCATTCAAGGATCACGACACAGAAATCAGAAAGAATCGTTTACAATGAGTAGACTTGCTTACTGGGGTCGACCCTGGGTGGTGTTTGATGCTACCAACAAACAGCATCGACGTTGGTTTGCCGAGTTCCAAAAATATCACACCTGGGGGCATTGTCCAGTGCGTTTTGTTGTAGACGAACAAGGTGAGCTTCTGTCATCGATCCAACAGCAACTGATAGAATATTATGTCTCAAAAGAGTTTAAAGAACGCAATGAATCAAAAGAAATCCGCCCTCAGCGCAAGCCCAGAAAGAAACACGTTCCAGCGTGATTCCTATATCAAGCGCAAACTTGAAGAAGGCTGTAGCCTAGACGACCCAGCCGTGCAGGCCATGATCCATTGGTATGATTCCTGGACTGAAGAATCTCAAAAGCAAGAAGTTGATCCTGAGTGGCAGAAAAACAATCTTGAATACGATTTAAGAAGCACTGATTGGATGGTAGAGAAAGTTCGTACCAACGAGGTTTATGCTCAAAATCTCTATGCGGCCTTGTGTAACAATGATTTCCAACGTCAAGATGTGTGGCCTGTACTCAAAGATCAAAAGTACACTTGCTCGTGGCGTTATGCCGGAGGTATCATTGCTGACATGCGTGGCGAAGGCGACTACATTGATTGGTACTGTAGCGGCATTCGCGGAGGTATGAGTTATGATGAAGCGTTACCTGCGGAGTTGGTGTCCGAAGGCACAGTAACCAACGAGGTGCAAGCAGATTTACAACGATTGGGTTGGGCAGTGGTCACTGATCCTGATGAGTCTCATTGATTTTTTCTATAATCAATATTAAAAAATATTCTAGAAAAATCTATTAAATTGCTTGATTTCATTGATATATACTATTACAATAAAGCATCAGTAGAAACACTGAGAGCTGTCAGATTTTTAACACTAAGGAAAACATATGAAAACAGTAGGAGATAAATTAGAAGCGTTTGCATTGACCGGAGTACGTCCTGGACAACCAAAAGATGCATTTTTTGACATCACTGAGAAGTCATACGAAGGCAAGTGGAAAGTAATCGTTTACTATCCAAAAGACTTTACATTTGTATGCCCAACAGAAATCGTAGCATACGACAAGTTGGCAAAAGATTTTGATGACCGTGATGCCATCTTGCTCACAGGTTCAACAGACAATGAGTTCTGCAAAGTCAGCTGGCAACAAGCACACCCAGATCTACAAAAGATCACACACTATCAGTTTGCTGATACACAGCGTGGTGAGTTGAGCTTGATCAATCAGCTGGGCGTGTTCTATGCTCCAGCAGGTGCCGCACTCCGTGCCACATTTATTGTTGACCCAGACAACGTTATCCAACACGTTACGGTGAACAACTTGAACGTTGGACGTAGCCCAGAAGAAACTCTGCGTGTATTGGATGCGTTGCAAACTGGTGAGCTGTGTGCTTGCAATCGCTCAGTGGGCGGCGAAACACTGTAATGGAAACTAGAACAAGAACTCTTGTTAAAACTTTGATCTATAGATGCTGGGTTGTACTCAGTACCTATGTGATGCTGTTGATCACTGGCCAGAGTTTTTCAGAGGCTCTTGTTCCTACTATCATTATTAACTGTGTTTGGATGACATCGTATTATTTGTATGATAGACTCTGGGCACATATTGAATGGGGAAGAAAATGAACTTTAATGAATATTTTTATTGGTTAAAACAATATCATTGCCCTACTTGTAAAGGAACACAAAAATGAGTTGGGTAGATCAAATAAAGGAGGCATTGCCAGAATATGCAAAAGACACACGTCTCAATCTTGACAGCGTTGTCAATCGTAGTACTCTTGATCTTGTTGAAGCCAATGGCTGTGCTCTCGCAGCCGCTATGGCAACAGGCAATGGAAAACTCGTTACATTTATACAGTCAGGCCTGGAAGATGCCACAGAAAGAGATGCGGCGTTGACAGCCGCTAGTTTGATGGCCATGAACAATGTATGGTATCCCTACGTTGAAATGGCCGAAGACGAGCGACTCACTGGTTTGCCAGCGCAACTACGCATGAATGCTATTAGCTCCCATGGTGGGACGACCAAGGCTCGATTTGAGAGCTA